AATGGGTAGATCATTAAATGTGATTGCAGCCGATATCGAAAGCGATTGGCAAGAAAAAGTAAACATCGCAGCGCGACCTTACTTAGACGCCATGCACGCTTTGATTGACACTAACGACCGCTTCGGATTAGATGACGCCGATTCGATTGTCCGTTACTTTTTAAGTAACGCGACTACTTGGCGCGGCCCAGTAGCACGAAGCATTAAGGCCGAATTGAAAGCCTTAATTAACTAAAACGGTAGAAAGGAGAATGACCATTACCACTAACCTAAAAACCCAAAACGATCTTCCACGGGAGACCGTTACCCATAAGACGACGTTAAAAACGATCGCCAGTGACATTAACAAACTGATCGCGCCTATCCAAGAGATATGCGAGTGGAGTGAAGAACCAGACGGGTTTAACAATATCCAAGCGCATTACATTAAAGCTAGGCACCTCGATAAGTTTTTCGAAGCGGGTACTAGCGAAGGTAGTTACGTTACGGATTATTGTTACGAAACAAAAACGTATACCCCTAAACTACGACGGTGGTTTACCGATTCAAGTAGGTGGTTATACGACGACCTTGGCGTACCGCCAAACGAAGACCCTACGACTTATTTTAAAACGCCATTAGCTTGGTACGACGATCCTTCACGAGAAATAACTTACGACCGTGAGTTAGATAACTTCGGGATGATAGAAGTCGATTTGCAATTTGGTGAGACTATGTCGGTAGGCGTATTAGTTTCGACTGCGGCGGGGTTACATAATTTGAAACACCGTAACCCAGATTTGTACCGTGGCCTGACCCAGTTAGCGGATGGCACTTTAGCTACGCATTACCGCTCATGGGAAGGGTTATACGAAATACCTACCACTGCTCATTGGTCAGAACGTAAACGTGACGAGAAAGGTTACGTGACGGACGAAGAGGAGTGGATAAACCACCAAGATAATAATATCGTATGGTGGTTTTACGAATACGGTATGAATGGTTTACACCTACAGTCATGGGAACGTAAATTGTACCATATGATTAGGGGTACGCAGCCGAGACCGGCACGGGAAGAGCAATACTATAAAGATAACGTAAGTCGTCACGAGACGTGGGACGCGTATTTACATAGCTCGCACGAACACAGCGGTAGAGTAGACGCGCATTCAGATTTTATTAACCCGTTACTACGGGAAGTAGATCTCGAGACGATATTACGATACAAGCTATACAAATCATTAAAGGTATAGACCGTAACCGCGCCCCGAAAGGGGCGCTTTACTTTAGCAAGGAGAAAGTATGGATATTAAAGAAGCGATGAAGATCGTAGCCGAGCAAGTAATTGTGAAAGGCGACGAACGGATCGAAGAAGCTCTACAAACAGTAGAGTTAGAATTAGGTTTGAAACCAATGGTTAGCCATGGTAATGGGGAGCCGTTCCATTATGTAAGGGAGTGGCATGGGCCAGGCCCATACAATAAACTTTACCAGTTTGCTCGTGAAATGGTTTACGACAAATTAACGACTGACGATGCCTTCGACGAGTGGTTGCAAAAACATACAGTGATCGACCATTTCGAAGGGGCTATATTGATACGATTGCCTACAGCAGAAGTACATAGTGGCGCGATAGAGTTCCATGATTTCATCAAGTTTATCAACTGTGATGGTTTGATGGGATATACCCACTACTACCACTTCGAAGAACTTTTACAACGGCCTTTAAGTGAAAGAGAAGGCCACGCCGAAACCGCTTAGACTTACCACACATCGTGATTAGCCCGCCTCGAGCGGGCTTTTTTGTGCCTATCGAAACGATCGGAGATATCACTGATATTGTCTATTTAGAAAAAAAACTTTTTTTAAA